TCTGAAAATAACAAACTAAGAATTGACGATTTTGAGACACTTGCGTTTGGTTTACAATGTGATTCAGCAATTTTGAAAGATATTATAGAAAATTTTGACTTATTTGAATTAGAGGGCGATTTCTTTTATTCTAAGCGACTATCTAAAACATTAGATGATATATGTCAAAAGAGCTTAAAAGCTTCGGAGAACGCAAAAAAGAGATGGAACAATGCAACTGCAATGCGTTCGCATTACGACCCCTCTACTATTAAAGTAAATGAAAGTAAAGTAAAGAAAAGTAAAGTAAAGAAAAGTAAAGTAAATAAAATAGAAGATAGAATACATGACTTTAAAAAGTCAGTATTTTCCCACAATAATTTTGACAAAGAAGATTTAGACAATTTCTTTTTATACTGGACGGAGAAAAACAAGAGTGGAACAAAGTTTCGTGCTGAACTGGAACGCACATTTTCTATTCCATTAAGGATAGCTCGTTGGTGTAATAATGGATTTAATAAAGACAAAAACAAAATGCCAGACTATTTTGACGAAGTATTATACAAGAAAATGGATATGGGTTCAAAAAAGGAATACGAAAAAAAGCTAAAACAAAACGGGTTTTCTTATTCTTACAATCCAAATTCTGGTGGCAAATGGATAAAAAAAGCGGGGGTGTGAAGGTTGTTAAGATTTGGTCGTCGCCCAACCTTATGTGTTCTAACACCCCCTCTTTGACTAATATCGAACCACTATGAAAGAAAGTCAAATACAAACCGCAATAATTAATTATATCAAACTACAATATCCGAATGTGTTGTATTGTGCAAGTGCTGGTGGTTTAAGGACATCAATCAAACAAGGACGAATGATGAAAGCTTGTGGCTACTTGCGGGGAACACCAGATATTGGGGTCTTTGAACCAAGAGGAAAGTTCCATTCTTTGTTTCTGGAAGTTAAAACATTGAAAGGACGACCAACAAAAGAACAATTGTGGTGGCGTGATGAGTTAAACAAAAGAGGTTTTGTGTCCGAAATCGTATATGGATTTGACGAAGCAAAGATAATTTTAGACAAATACTTAAACAATCAAATAAAATGAAAATAAAAAGAACTTTTTTTAATAGCAGAAACGAACGTTTGTTCTGGGACTACGAAGATACTAACAACTGGTTGTTTACAATAATGTATTTTGAAAAAGAAAAATTCAAAGAAAAAAACTTTATATTGAGGGACTTAAAAAAAAACGATAGTATAGTAAAACATATTTATAAAAAACTAAAGAAGAAATTTAACATAATAGAAATAGACACAAGCAGACTTTCTTTTTTAGAATATAACCTTTTAAAAAATTTAGAAACACCAAGCATTGTTAATTGTGTCCAAATTAAGCAAATATCTGGAAGAAAATTACGAAAGACTTAAAGAGATTGCGTATAAAATAACGAGTGAAAAGTCACCAGACAAAGACGACTTGTTGCACGAAACGATTGTTTCTTTATATAGTAGTGATAAAAAAAAGATAGACGATTTAATAAAAAATAGAAAACTATTGTTTTGGATTGCGAGAATAATGGTTAATCAATATCACTCAAAGACAAGTCCTTATTGGTATAAATATAGAAAGTATTATAAAAAAATAAATGAAAAATTTGTTTTGGGTTGTTGGCAAGACCAATATATAAATAACACACCTTCAAGGTTGCACAGAATAATTCAAGAAGATGGAATTGAAGCAAAGAAACAAATTGAAAAAGGGCTTGAAGAAATAGACAAAAAACTTAAAAAAATTCATTGGTTTGATAGCGAGGTTTTTAGAATTTATTATTTGGGTGAAGTAAATGGAAAACAATTTTCATTGAATAGTATGGAAAAAGAAACTGGAATTAGCAAAAGCACACTATACAAATCAATTAAAAAAGTTAAAAAGATTTTAAAATGTTAAGTAACGAAGAAGAACATATTGCAAAAGCATTTATGACAATAGTCGGATTTATTATACTAATTTTATTAATTATTGCACTATGGTAAAATCAAAGGGTCTTGGAGACGACATTAAAAAAATAACCGACAAGCTTGGAATTTCAAAACTATTTGGAGACGATTGCGGGTGTGCTGAAAGACAAGCAAAGCTCAATTCTATGTTTCCAAATTTCAAGAACATTAGAGCTTTCACCCAAGACGAGAAAAAAGTTTATGAAAGAGTGATAGTTGAAGTTCAAAAAAGCCCTACAATATCAAGAGACAATCAAACAGCACTCGGTGTCTTATATAAAGCCGTGTTCAATGCGCCAGCAAAGTGGTCAAGTTGTTCACCTTGCAATAAAAAAACATTAAAAAATTTACAAAAGATATATGAAAAAAGTTGTGATATCTAATCAAATGTTTAGATTCTGCCTTAGTTGTGCAAGAGAAACGCTAATAAAAAACGATTGTTGTTATTTTTGTAATAGCAAATTTATCTTAACGGCTTCAACGGACGATTTAAAAATTATGCCACGAAAAAGATATGCAGAATCACACTAAGGTTTATTTCAATTTTTTTGGATATGATGAAAATTCATATATTGATTGCGAAATGCAATGTGGTTCAAAAGCGGTTGACATTCATCATTTAGAACGCAGAAACAAAAAAAACGATTATATTGAAAACCTTGTTGGACTTTGCAGAGACTGTCACATTAATTGCAACGATAGTTCTTTTAATATGTATGTGAGAGTAAAACACTTAGAAAATGTAATGATTCATATAGTTTCTTTAATACAATTACAAAAACAAATAGATAAACAAAAAAAGAAATGGAATTAATAAAACACATATTTGGATTTTGTGGCGAACCACACTTGAACATTATATCATTAATAATTAGCACACCAATTATAATATATTTTACCCACTATATAAACCAACTCTTTAAATAATGAAAATAGACCACATTGAATTATCAAAGCTAAAACCCGCTGAATACAATCCGAGAACAATAACTAAAAAGCAATTCAAGGATTTAACCAATTCAATTTCTAAATTTGGAATTGTTGACCCATTAGTTGTCAATTCAGATTATACAATAATCGGTGGTCACATGAGATTCCGCATACTATTAGAAAACAATAAGAAACAAAAAGAGCCAGTCAAAGCACCTTGCGTCATATTAGACTTGTCAAAAGAAGACGAAAAAGAACTAAACATTAGATTGAACAAGAATGGCGGAGAGTGGGACTTTGATATGTTAAGCGACTTTGATGTTCCAGAATTGAAAGACTGGGGCTTTAAAGAAATAGAGCTTGGCTTAAACATTGACAAAATAGAAGAAGAAAAGCCAGACAAGTGGTTAGTATCAATAAAGACAGAAGATGTCTTAGAAGCTGAGAAAATACACTTAGAATTAATAGAGCAAGGATATAACGCAACATTGAAAAAATCGGTATAAAAACGGAACTATGAATAAATTTCCAAACAAAGCAACGCAATTCAGTTCAGACAATCAACCAGAAAAGCGAGGACGACCAAAAGGACGAAGGAATGTGGCAACAGTATTAAAAGAATTACTTGCAATACAAGACAAAAGCTGGGGTGGTGTGGGTGACTTTGGAAGCCCTATTGCTAAAATGTTAATACAAATTGCTTTCCATAAAGACTCTAACAACAATGAAAAACTAAAAGCCATTAAAGAAATACTTGACAGAATTGAAGGTATGCCAGAACAAAATGTGACAGTCAGTGCAAAACCTTCGTGGATTAATGATGACGACGTTTTGAGTGGTGAGGTTTATGACGATATTGACGAAGATGAAGAAGCAATGTAAACCGTATTATGATGTTAAGAACTCAACGAAAAGAATCTGTGTTTTACAAGGCGGAACAAGAAGCGGAAAGACCTATTCAATTCTCCTTGCATTAATTGAGTTCGCTTATAAGAACGTTGGAAAAGGGCTTTATATAACGATTGCAAGACAAACGTTTCCGTCATTACGTTCAAGCTCTATGCGTGATTTCTTTGACATTCTTAAAAAAGAGAACTTGTATAATGAAAGAAACCACAATAAATCAAATCACTTATATTCATTATTTGGCAACTATTTTGAATTTATAAGTTGCGATTCTGAAATCAAAATCAGAGGACGCCAAAGAGCCGTTCTGTTTATGAATGAGTGTAATGAGTTTAGTCACGAAACCTTCATTGCTTTGTCATTAAGAACTACTTATAAAATCATAATAGACTTCAATCCAAGTGACGAGTTCCATTGGCTCTATTCTCAAATAATAGACGCAGACAGAGACGACGTTGACTTTCACATTTCAACATATAAAGACAACCCCTTTTTGCAAGAAGCCACAATCAAAGAAATAGAACGCTTGAAAGAAGTGGACGAAAATCTTTGGAATGTATTTGGAGAAGGTCAAAGAGGTGTGTCAACTGAAACGGTCTTTCCCAACTTCAACACCATAGACAATGTTCCAGACAATGCAAAGCTTGTGTCTTATGGCTTAGATTTCGGCTTTAGTGCAGACCCCACAACAATTGTAGGCGTATATAAGCACGACTTAGACTTGTATATTGACGAGCTATTATATGAACGAGGACTCACAAATCAAGACATTGGAGAACGAATCAAAGCAATGGGGCTTGAACGAGGGGCGGAATGTTTTGCCGATTCCAGTGAGCCGAAATCAATTGAAGAACTCTTTCGCCTTCAAACTGGTATCAATATAAAACCAGCAAAGAAAGGTGCAGACTCTATTCGTATTGGGATTGATGTTATGAAACGACATAAGCTTAATATCACAAAAAGAAGTGTCAACACAATCAAAGAATTTAGAAACTATAAATGGATAAAAGACAAGAATGGTGACATCACAAACAAGCCAATTGACGCATTTAATCATAGCATTGATTCCGTTAGATACGTTTGTCTAAACAAATTAATGGTATCTTTTAGCGGAAAGTATTACATTAGTTGAAACAAAAAAGGAAAAAATATATTTATAAAAAATGAAACAAATAAAATTAAGAGTTCCAGACAACTGGGGTGATATAACAATAAGGCAATATCAACAGTTTATGGACATAATGGAAAGCAAAAAAAGAGAAAAGACAAAGACGCTTGAAATGGTTTCTTTGTTTTGTAATGTAGATAAGAAGGTCTTGAAAGATATGTCATTTGGTGATTTGCAAAAGGTCTCAAACATATTAATTCAAATGACCAAAGAAGACCCAAGCGAAATAAAGATGGTAAAACATATCAAGTTTAAAGATGAAAAGTTTGCCGTCATTCCTAATATGTCAGAAATGACAACGGGAGAGTTCATTGATTTGGAGACATATTGCGAGGATTCAACAAAGAATCTACACATTATTATGTCAATACTTTACAGAAAACAAATTGGTGATGTCAATATGTTTGGACGATATGAAGTTGAAAGCTATGACCCAAGTGACGAAAAGAAAGAAGCAATGAAAGACTTGCCAATGAGTTATGCTTTGGGGGTTCTTAATTTTTTTTTTTCTTTAGGCGAGATACTTTTGCAAGATTTAAACAACTCTTTGAATCCACAGACATAAAGCAAGACGAAGGAAAAGAGACAGAAAGGAGAGTGACGACAGACGATAGATACAAAGAGAAGTGGGGGTGGTATCCAATAATTTATGAAATAGCAAACGGAGATTTATTGAAGTTTGAAGAAGTGACAAATATAAAAATATACAAAGCGTTAACGTTCTTGGCGTATAAACAAGACAAATTTATTTTAGAAAAAGAGCAAAGCAATGGCACAAGATAACAATACTTATATGAACATCACATATCGCCAAATGATAGACACATTT